TGTTTCCTCCTTGCCTGCTCTTGAATAAGAAATGATGGAATGGCTTCCCTTCAACATACTTCCTCATTTCTCGTTTCAGCTCTTTCGTCATTCTACGGGAAATCTGCTTGCCAGTCTTTCTTTCTCGTAGTTTGATGTGCCATCCCTGAACATCTTTGACTTTGAGTGTGAGGATATCACCAACACGCAAGCCTGTATTGAGACCAGTGATAAATAGCATGTAATACATTTCATTCCATTCTCTCAGATAGTCTTTCATCGCTTGGATGTCATCTGTGTCTTTAATGGGTGAGACCTCTTCCATACGGTTCCCCCTTTCTATATTAAAATTGATTTTTATAAGGAATTGGGAGTGCAGGAATCGAACCTGCAACCAATTGATTAAAAGTCAATCGCTCTACCATTTGAGCTAACTCCCTAACCATTATTAGGAGACCCTCTCATCTATGATGTGATTATCATGAACAAGATTATAGTATTTTATTTTGTGTGAGAATACAATATCTTATATTCTCAATTTATAGTACACCTTTCATTCTGGCATACGTTTCCAAGATACCAGCACGCTTGCGGTAAATTGTAGCATTGCTGACAAATTGCTTTTCTGCGATTTCTTCCCAATCAAGATTTGCTTGCCCCCATCTTAGGTAGAAGATGTCAAGCTGTTCTCCTGTCAGTTGCTTCTTGAAAGATTCAACAGTCTCTTTGAACAGCTCAAGATTCTTCAGGGTCACATCAGTAGCGAATTTCATCACTGTGTTTTCTGTGGGCTTGCTGATACCAGACTTACCACCCCCAACAAGATCATCACCGTTCTTTGCCATCAATTCTGCTTTGCGTGTCCAGATCGCCCGGTCAATTCCACGAAAATTGAATAATTCTTGATCTAGGTTAAATAATTCTCGGTTGTTTAATTTTTTCATTCAGTAACCTCTCTTTGATAGATTTCTACTATCCCTTTGCCTTTTAATTTCTCACAGTGAGCAAGTGCTTCATGTCTTGTTTCAAATTCAGCTTCAGTGTATTCAGCTAAATGCTTAGGATCAATCCAACTCGCATGACCGTGATACTTTCTCACAACATACATCTTCATTTCTTTCTCCTGTTTTTAAAAACTATCACGCTAGACCAGATCAGGCCAGAGAGCCAGACTGCTGCAAATAATAAATAGATAAAGTTTTGTAGGTCCATCTTACTACCACAAGACACCTTTCAATCTGTTAAATTCTTCCTTTGTGGTATCTGATTTAAGAGTTATCTCAAAATTTCTAAAGCCAATTTCACCAGTTGACAACTTGCTTGCGTTAACATTCCCAGAGTTAATGTTTCTAGCATCTGGAATACATTCTTCAATAATGTTTCCTATTCCAATGAATGTCTTACCGCCATCTGTACTGAATTTCAGTCCTATCGGACGGCTGTTATACATTTTACGGTACTTTCTAATCAGTCGTTTTCTCGCTTTATTTAATGACATGTCTTGTCTCCTTTGTAATTCTATTTCTTTCTGCTCTCAATTTTAAACTAGTGTTAACGCCAAAATATACCAGTGTTATTTCTTTTTCCCATTGATTCTTTGTGTAAGGGTATCGGTTTGGTCTCACTCTATTACCTCCTAAACTTCTAAATATAGGATTTCCATGTTAAATCCACTATCAATAAACTTGTGTGTCAATTCTTTGTTAATCCCATTTCCTAGACAATGATAAACTACGTCTACATTGATGTCCGCACCTAAATATTTTTCCAAACGCATACGATTGTCTACATAAAATGCAATATTCCTTTTTTGTTGCTGATATGGTCTGGCTTTAGCTATATCCCTAGTACACCACATCAACACCTTTGAGATGATATCTTTCTTTGTAAAACAGTTTTTTAAAGAAAAGTAGGTGTTAGTTTTTGGGATAAGAATTAGTTCCAGTTGTCTATTTATAAATGAATCAGGAAATAATCTCATAAGTTTTTCCAGTTCTTCATATACCTCATTGTTCATTTTCCCACCTTCTCAACTTCCATACCTTCGCAATCGAACACCCAATCTAAATCTAATTTTTCAAGATCAGATTTTGTAAAATTAGATCTAAAACTTGGATCAAAATGAGGCCCTATTTCATCATTACTTAAATACTGTTTAGTAGCTTTGATCTTAACTGTATACTTTGGTTCTTCCTTGACTATGTAGCCATTGATCCAAGCAAGGGCGAATGTTTCCATATTATTGTCTTTATAAAACCAATCAGAAAGCTTCCTATCTTCTTCGCTTGCTATAAAATCAGAATCCATAGCATCTTGCAAATCCCAATCGTTTTCTTTGGCATATTCAATATAATCTGCTATGCCTTGTGTGATCGTGACTTTTTCACGTTCAATTAAACCTTTCAGCTTGCCTTGCTTATATCCTTCATAATATTTATGCAACCCAAAACCGCTTCCCAGCTCATTTAAAATTCCATTGACCCATACTGCTTGAGTGACAAGATCAAAGTATTTAATTCGTTTGATAACATCTTTCAGTTTTATTTCATCCTTCTTGACAATTTGATCTGCACTTATAGCACACTCAATCGGTATTTCTACCCTTTCGCCACCATCAAGCCTTACAGCGATTTGTAGCGATTCAACTGTTGAACGAACGAACCCGTCATAAGTTCCGTACAATACAACTCTAGTCCTATCATCCATGTTTTTTCTCCTTTTTTAAAAACCCTTAGAATGGTAATTTGTCATCTGTAATGTCCATTGGGCTTGCAAAGCTTGGTGGCATCTGGTCAGTCATGCTATTTTGATTTGCGGTATTATCACGCTTCTCCAAAACTTGGAAAGTTTCTGCGACAACTTCAGTCACATATACACGTTGTCCTTGCTGATTTTCATAATTTCTTGTTTGGATTCGTCCAGTGATTGCCACAAGCATTCCTTTTCTTGTCCAATTGCAGAAGCGTTCTGCTTGTTCTCTCCACATCACACAATTGATAAAATCTGCATCATATTCATCATTTGCGTTTTTGAAGTTGCGATTGCATGCAATATTGAATTGAGCAGTTGCAATGTTGCTAGGTGTGTAGCGTAGTTCTGCATCTCTGGTCAACCGACCAATAAGAGTCACATTGTTAATCATTATTATCCTCCGACATTGTTCATTTCAGCAGCTTCCTTGAGTGCTTCTGCTTTCTTGCGTTCCTGCATTTGATATTCTTGATTTAACTTATTCAAGATTGTATCTTGTGCAGTGTTCTGTTCAGCTAATCTCTGGATGCTCAATTCATGTTCCTGAATCGTCCATTCCATATCTTTGATCTTATTTTCTTGCTCTACTAATCTAGAATTGAGATTGATAGCAATGACTAGTGAAATAACTGCCAATGAGATCAAATTGATAATCAGCCAATTGATTTTACTTTTCATCTTCAATTACCCTTTCTATTCTATATTGGCCAGCTTTTCTTCCTTGTTCATTCAAGTGTATATAATACTTGAGAATTGACACATCTTTGCCAGTGATCTTGCTTAGTTCTTTGATTGGAGCAGTACAGATGTATTTTCCTTGATCAAAGAATCTATAATCTGTCAATTCTTCTGGATCTCCCATCAGTGCCTTCTCGTCAATGTTGAAGAATTTGCATAATTCTTGGACATGAGCTGGTTTTATACTTTTGTTTGTGATCCATTGTTGAATTGTATTTGGATTTCTATTCAATTTCATTGACAGCTCTTTGCGTGTTAGTCCTTTACCAAGGATCAACAATTGCAATTGTTGACGAAAGTGATCCATCTGATTTCTCGTGTAATCTCTCATGCTGTCACTCCTGTTCATGACTTTTTTTCAAATCCTCAATGAGCCATTCAAGATATTTCTTAGCCTTATCCAAATCTTCAAGCCCATTCTTCTTCTGGAATCTACATAGATACTTGATAGCATTTCCCCAATAGAAGCCCTGAACTCCTTTTAGGTTTCCTGCAAAGTTCCGGATGACATCAATGGATTCCAGACCATATTCACCACAATAGTGATTTGGCTTATTTACTGAATCATTCATCTCTTCTAAAATCTGTTCAAATGATCGTTCTTTCATTTTAGTCTTTCCTCCTTGATCCAAATTCCGTCTACCAATTTCCCTTTGCGGTTCTTGATTTCTTCATAGGCTTTGTTTAAACATTCCACAAAATCATAGTTCAGCATTTGAGAGATTCGCATCAACTCATGTACTACGCTCTTGAGTTGGTAGCCTTGACGGTTGAAATAAGATGCCAGAGCTTGATCCATCATCAGTACAAAATAATCTTCTGTTTTTGCAGCTTCTGAGAAAATGAATTTTTCTTGTTCTGGGAAGATCTCTTTTGTGTTGATTCCAAGTTGAAGAGTCAAACCAATCAATACAACAGTGATGTCTCCAATGCTGTCTTTGGTCACTTCTTCATCTTTTTCAGCAATGCCTCTAGACAGTTCACCAATTTCTTCATAGAGTTTCAGGAATTGCTTATTGGGTTCTTGAGTGTGTAAATTGCGATCATAGAACCATTTTTGAACTTTTGAAATTAGATCCTTTAGTTTGTTATTTTCCATTCGTTAATACCTCCGACTTTCCATAGTTTCAGGAAATTTGTAAATGTGCTTGCTTGCTCCCTTGAATATTCGGTCAGCAAGTGCTTGATTGTAGATTGTTTTGATGTCATTACTTGACAAGTTAGTGTTGAAGAAAGTTGTTTGCCTGCTATCCAATATTTTGAATAGCACCCTTTGTCTCCAATCATTCGCCTCTTTAAGATTGGCGCTCATGCTACTTTCTTTCCCTAAATCGTCCAAGAAGAGAAAGTCAACTTTGCTGAGTAGGTCTACAGCGTAGTTCTCTGTGAAGTCTCCTCGACCATTGAAGCTTTCTTCAATCTTATTGAAGAGAGCTGATGTTGAAATAAAGATCACACTTTTAGGATTCTCACATTCTTTTGATTTCTCGTTCAATGCTTTTGCTAATCCAATAGACAGATGACTCTTTCCGATGCCAGGCGGTCCACTTAGGATCACATTCCCTGTTTCAAATTTCAGATAATCCCTCAGCATACGTTTCATGAAGTTGAGAGCTTGCTCATTAGTTGAATTGTCTGCTGTATAATTCTCTAATGTTTTATCACTCAACTCTTGAGAATAGATGCTCTCTCTTTCAAATACTTTGTAAGTATGAGACAAGAGGGCTTTGATTTTCGCTTCCTGCCTCAAGAGAGATTCCATCTTCATGATTTCTTCTTTTTCACATTCGGGACAAATCTCAATGATCTGTTCTGTTCCACCGATCTTCACTTTTGCATGATAGATTTGACAGCCATGTTTTTCACAAGAAGTAATTTCTTCATTCATTAGAATCCCAACCTTTCATCTTGCTTCTGAACATTTGGCTGTTTAGGCATCTGCTGATTTCGGTATTTTTCAAACTTACTAGCGTTGAAGAGTGTATCTGGTGTTAAGTATTTAGACATCTTTGTGTTGTCTTTCCATTCATTTGTCTTAACATCAATCACATATTTGAAGTCTTCAATTGTATAGTTCTCACTTAATCTTCCATTGATTAGCCTTTGAGTTGACTTGCTAGTTGGTTTAAAATGTGAACTGGTTTTTTCATTTAGATATTTGATAATTTCTTCATAGACATCTGGTTGGGGCTTTTGCCCCTTATCTATTTCTATAAACGTTTTTTGGTTTTCTCGATGCTTGCGAACTCTACGGGCGCTAGCTGTTTCACTACCTATCATTTCTGGAACTTGTTCAAGATTGAACTGGTAATTGTCTGATGTTGTCAATAATTTCTTTTTAGTTAAAAACATCAATGCCAATCTAATTGCTTCCGGATCTTCATCAATGATGAGTGATAGTTCTTCAGCTAGATCTTCAGCCAATCCCTCAAAGTACAATTTTCCTTGTTCAGCTAGACTTACAAGCATCATCTTCAGATAGATAATTGTGATTTCTTCTCCTCCAGGGAGCTTCCTCATTAGCTTCATTTCCTTGGAATTAAAGAAGTCCTCTTTTAATTGCAACCAGTAATATCTACGGTTTTCAGTTACCATTCATCAGGCCTCCTTATTTGAAAATTTTGCGTACTCTTTTAGGAAGAATAATTGGACAGTCCCAAGGCTCCCATGCCTGTTCTTCTCAAGAATAAGTTCTGTTACATTGTCCGGCTCCTCTTGTTCATCTCGCTTGTAATAAGCTTCTCTGTACAAGAAAGCTACTATGTCAGCATCCTGCTCAATTGATCCAGACTCCCTCAAGTCTGACAGTATAGGTCTTTTGTCATTGCGCTGGTCTACCCCACGAGATAACTGACTGAGGGCGATGACCGGAACTTTCAATTCTTTTGCCAGAATCTTCAATTGCCTTGAAATTTCAGATACTTCCTGTTGCCTGTTTTCTCTTCCTCTACTTTCTATTAGTTGTAGATAGTCAATCACAATCAATCCTAGACCGTCATTTTCTTGAGCTAACCTTTTGGCCTTTGATCTAATTTCTGAAATCTTTACTCCTGCTGTATCATCAATGAAGATCTTCCCTCTTGCTAGTCGTTCCTGTGCTGAAATCATTCTGCGCCATTCACTTTCGGTGAGATTTCCAGTTCTAACATGATACGATGGAATCAATCCTTCTGCTGACAGCATACGTTCAACCAAGCTTTCTGCTCCCATTTCTAGTGAAAAGATTGCTACTGCTTTATCTGAATTCTTAGCTACGTTCTGGGCAATATTCAGAGCAAATGCTGTCTTACCCATTGCAGGTCTTGCAGCAATAATGATCAAGTTATCTTCATGGAGGCCTGTCGTGATTTGATCAAAATCAGTGAATCCTGTTGAAGTTCCTGTCACATCACCAACCTTCTGAGAGCGTTCATCTAGAATAGATTGTGTTGAATCAATCACATCAATGATGGGCCTGAAGCCTTTTTTCTGTTCATTTGAGATTGTTGATAAATTCTGCTCAGTTTGAGAAAGGATCTCATTCAAGTCTTTCTGGCCATCATAAACGCTTGAAATGCTATGGCTCAGATCTTCAATGACCTTTCTGGCCCTTGATTTTTCAGCAACTACTTTTGAATAGTGTTCAATGTGGGCGCTTGTGGGGACTGCATTGATAAGGCTTGCCAGAAATGGCATCCCCCCAATTTGTTCAAATTGCCCAATAGAGTCAAGGGCAGATTTTACAGATACGGGATCAATTGGGTCACCTTTATCAGACAACTCTTGCATGATGTTGAATACCATTCCATGCGACAGTTTGAAAAAACTATCTTTTGTCAAGTATTCAGAAGCGATGTGGATCTTATCAGGATCAAGGAAGATGGAACCTAACACAGCTTGTTCAGCTAATAGATCATGAGGCAGTACATTCATATTTTCTGCCATTTAATAACTCCTATCTGCGATAACCGAAGCGCATTGCTTCCCGTGCTTCTTGGATGCGTTGTTGTTCTTCGATCATTTTCTTGAGTTCACGCTTTGACTCTTTGCATCTTTCACTAATTGCACTGATAATAATCATTTGAAGCAAGATCACCATGATCAATAAAGCAATAATAATTTCTAGTAACATTTTTAATTCCTCCAGTATTCATTCAAGTCAACAGCCATGATTGCTGCCAAGTTCTTTTGTTCTGTCAAGATTTGGCGCTTGTAGGGTGCCAATCCCTCATTCCGTTCTTCATCATTCTTAGGAAGATAATACCCATTTGGCTTTCTCTTCTTTGCAACTATTGGATGCCCAAAGTTTACACGCAAGCTCTCAATGATATTTTCTATTGCTCTCTTATCGCATTGAAATTCATTTCTGAGCTGAACTGCTGTGATTGGCATTTCATTTGTTGCGTAGTTCTTGATGTAGTTAAGGACATTTGCCTCAGTGGCTGTCATCTCTCTAGATATTGCCATGTGTGCCCTCCTTGTGTTATAATTGTTTTAGTAATTTTGTTAAGCGCCTGATTTTTTCGGGTGCTTTTTATTTTTGCATTGAACGACAAAACCGCTGAACATCTTCAAGGTTGTAAAGGTATTTCCCACCTTTTCCAGATTGCTGGAACTGAAACTTCCCTTGGTCTCTCCATTCCTCAAGTTTTGTTCTTCCCCAGCCAGTGGATGCTTGAAGTTCTTTGATAGAGACCCATGTTGTCTGTCTTGATGTTCTTTTCTTAGCTTCATCCAATGCTTTGATATTTAATTGAACCAGCTCTTCAAATAGTTTATCTTTGAACTCTGGACCAAATAATTCCAATACCATCTATCTTTCCTCGAATTTTTCCCATGATTCAGAAATTCGCAATTTCTTATTTATGCGCAATTTCAAATCATCACTGCCTTTCCCGTTCTTGAACATCTGTGTGATCATCGCTGGGCTAACCCCGACCACAGTTGCAAGATCCGAACGAGTCCATCCACGTTTGTGGAGTTCTTCTTCTACAAGCTCAATCCATTTACGATGTTGTTGGCTCATGTTTTTTTCTCCTTTATTTTCAATAGAGTTAAAGAGTTAGTAAATTGTTTTAAAAACGCTTGACAATTTTAATGTATAGTATTAAAATGAAAGCATAATTAAAAACCTTGATAAAACGTTATATCTATCAATTTTCTTGCTCGCCAAAGCTATTTTATTTTTAGGTAAGTTTTAACTCTGTTTTTTACTAACTCATTAACTTACAAAAACTATTTTAATACTCCACATTAACTTTGTCAAGTGTTTTAATGTGAAATATTAAATATTTTTTGTCATATTCTCAGAAAGGTTGAAAAATCAATGTTTCAGACATTTGACAGAATTAAAGAACTTGCCCAAAAGCAAGGGCTTTCAATAAATTTATTGGAAGAAAAACTAGGTTATAGTAGGAATACTATTTATAATCTAAAAAATTCCAAACCGTCTACTGAACGAATTTCAGAAATCGCAGATTACTTCAATGTGTCCACCGACTACCTCTTGGGACGCACGGAAAATCCTAACATTGCGAAAGATGGTGATGCTTCTGCACCATTAGATCTCAGAGATATTGCTGCGCAATCAATGTTATTTGACGGAAAACCATTGACGGAAGATGACATAGATTTCATTACAGCAGTTCTGGAGGCGCACTTGAAAAATAAATAGAGGTATACTATATGACAGTACAAGAGCTTTGTGCCAAAGAAGGTGTGAATCTCTGCTACTTTGATGGAAGCAATTGGCACAGCCCCGGCTTCTTCAATCCTGCTTTGAATGTTCTAGCGCTGGACTTTAATTTGTCAGTAGAAGATCAAAAACAAGTAGCTCTTCACGAGTTAGGACATAAGGAACACACTCCAGTTCAATATGAGTTGAATAGAGAGCTTTGCGAATTACAGGCTGATAGAAGCATGATTCATCATTTACTTGAAGAAGAGCTGAAGTTGATGGATGATGTAAGAGATTTCAACTATCTGCATTTCATGGAGAAGTACAGTCTGAAGACCATTGCAAGTGAAACGATGGTCAAAGACGAGTTTAATTCACTAATTAGTTAAATAGGAGGATCTAATGAAAAAAAGTAAGCCTTTTTATAAAAAAGCTTGGTTTATAATATTTATTATTTTGGTTGTTATTGGCGGTATAAGCTCTCTAACTAAGCCAAAATCAAAAACCACAAGTAGTGCAGAAAAGTCTACTACTATTAAAAACAACACTTTTAAAATGACGGATAAGCTTGGGGAAGAGTTTGCTGTTTATCTGCGAGAAAATGCGGAAGTCTTGGACAATGGTGATAAAATTGAATTTGTTACAGGTGGAAATGCTACTGCTGTTTCTGTCCGTGTTGGAGAATCGTGGAGTGCTGAAAGTGCAAGCCGTAAAATCTATCTTGCTAATTCATTTCTTAAACAAAAAAATGAGCTGTTTAAAAAATGGGCGGCAGAAAATAACTATGAAGTTAACCTAAATAAAGATAACCCAGAATTAATAGTTAAAGTTTCTGACGCAGATAAAACAACAATTGCCCAAGAGCATAGTGGCAAGATGAAGATACTTAATAATTAAGTAAGCAAAAAAATCCCCACGCTCGCCTTCGCCAAAAATTGAGTGTGAGGATTACAGTGTAAGAAAAGCCATTCAAAAGGTCTTTTTCTTATGCCCATTTTATCAAGAAATGAGGTAAAACGCAATGGAAATAAAGTCTTACAAAAAGAAAAATGGCGATACAGCCTATAAATTTAGGATCTATGTTGGTAAAGAAAATGGAAAGGACAAGTATGTAAAGCGTCAGGGCTTCCAGACAAAAGCCAAGGCAAGAGCAGCACTTCTCCAACTTCAAACCGACCTTGAAAATAGCGAGGAAATCACTGTCAAGGAAATCACTGTTGAGGAAGTTGCTGAAGAATGGCTCAAGGAATATGCTGACACAGTACAGGATAGCACCTACATCAAGACCGAACGGAATATAAAAAATCATATTTATCCGACTTTGGGAGATAAAAAAATCTCTTCTCTCACTCCTCTTCAGCTTCAGGAACAAGTCAATGACTGGTCCAAGAAGTTGGTCTATGGACGTAAAATGAAAGGCTTGATGAATAACATATGTAAGTACGCTATCAGACATGGCTACATCTCAACTAATCCGGTTGAGAGTGTAACAACTCTTGTCAGAAAGCAAGTAGATACAGATAGTGATTTTTACGATAAAGAGGAACTGAAATCCTTCCTTGAATTAGTAGACCAAACAGATGAGCTGAGAAAGAAAGTCCTCTTTCGTCTTCTAGCCTTCACAGGGGCTCGAAAAGGGGAGGTTTTAGCCCTAAAATGGGAAGACTGGACCAATAACACTCTGAGCATAAATAAAGCCATTACGAGAGGATTTGACGGGGAATCTGTCGGTCCTACAAAAAACAAAAGTAGCAACCGATTGATCAGCTTGGACGAAAAGACAAGTGAACTGCTCACAGAGTGGAGAGAAATGAACCCTACTACTACTTTTATCTTTGAGAATGAATTCGGAAAACCAATACCAGGAACACTACCACGTAAATGGCTACAACAAATTGTCAAAGATTCGGATGTGCGTCCGATTAAGATCCACGGCTTTCGACACACACATGCCAGTCTATGCTTTGAAGCTGGAATGACACTCAAACAAGTCCAGTATAGACTTGGACACTCGGACCTAAAGACAACCATGAACATCTATACTCACATCACCAGAGAGGCCAAAGATGATATTGGTGAGAAATTTGCAAACTATATTGATTTTTAGACAAATAACTTAAAGACAGACCCTTTGGATAAAAAAGGGTCTGTTTTTGGGTCTGCCAGTTTCAAAAAGGTTCAAAAAGGAATAGAAAGTATAAAACAAAAAACGTTGTTTTTACAACGTTTTAGAAAGTTTTAGAAAGTTTTAGGAACTATAGATGGAGCCGGTGGGAGTCGAACCCACGTCCAAACACCTGCCAGCATATTTGTCTACAAC